TGACATCCCGCCGTCAATGTTGGTAAGTGTAGTAGATGCTACCGAACTCCACGATGTACCGCTATAAACCTGCAATCCATTCGTTGTATCGTAATAAACATCGCCAGCGCGTAATGTTGGAAGTGTAGGCGCGCTTGATAACGCAGGGTGATTAACAGGGTCTAAGGCTAATTTACTCACGCTATATCTCCAACCACCAACCAAGTATTTGTGGATGTCTGAATACAAGTGGCTGTAGAGTATTGGGCGCGAAGTTTAGGTGTAGCCGCAGTTGCGCCAGTTGATACGATCGTTACGCCTGAACCGCCTGAGATCGTAGGTTGTCCTGCGCCATATTGAGCAAGGGTAATTTGTGCGCCGATTGGATAGGCAACTGAGCTATATGGCGGGATAGTCACGGCAATAGCAGAAGCGTTGGCAAGGGTAATAAGTTTTGAATTATCGGCAAGAACTGTTGTGTAAGTTGTTCCTGTTTGATTGTTGATCGCAATGTTGTTTGCTGAGATTACATTGCTGGTTACGGCTACGCGAACATCGGTGATATTAGAGTTTGTAATCGAGGTAACTGCTGCGCCGACATAAACTTGAGCGAGCGCGATTGAGTTAGCGGGAGTTGCTGGAACAGTAGGTGAACCTGCAGGTGTTCCTGTGACTACATTGACAACAACATTATTAGTTGAGCCTGTGTAATAAGCATCATTAACTGTGAGGCATACAAGGTCAATACGAGGATTAGTTGCGTTAGCGGTAGCGATAGAAGCGGTTACAGAAGCATCGTTGTAAGAAGTATAAACACCCATATTGGCTTGGGTTGTACCAACAATCGCTGCCCAACCTGATGCGATAAGAACCGACATACCCGGCGTTGCGCTTTGTGTAACGGCTAATGAAGTGCTGCCAATGATGCCTGTAGTTGAATACAGAGCTTGCATTGTAAGGCGGTCATTTTCGGCAGGGTGTGAGCCGTTTTGTAACCAACTTGGGGGTGTGCGTAGTGTCACTTCATCTCCTTATGCGTAAGCATTGTTCCATTGTACAGTTGCGCTGGTCTGACCGATAGTCGTACCTGTGCCTGTGAAGTAATAAAGGCTAGTTCCGGGTGGAGCAGCAAACCATTGTGACGAGCCTAGCAATAAATTACGCGCAGGGTTTCCATTGAGTAATACGGTTTTATTCTGTAGGTCAATAACGATGATGTCTGACTGACCCATTGTGTAGTTGAATGAAAGGTTTTGACCGCTTGTTGTAGAGCCGACAACAGGGTTAATGATCGGCCCGTAAATGGTAATGATCGGATAAGTCGTTGTATCGCCGTTGTTAATAATAGTCGCGGTCTGAGTTTGAGAACCGCCACCAAAGGTTAGATCGTAAGTGCGGTTGTAGATGCGACCCAAAGGCTGAGTAACTGCCATTGTTGCTGTTTGGGTTGTGTTGTCGTAATAACGGAAGTCAGGGCAAAAGAACTCAAACTGAGCTTTGATCTTGCCGTAGGTGTAATCAGGGTCAATCGTAGAAATTGCCTTACGCACACGCGCGTTGATGTATTGCAGGTTCTCGCCACCTGAAAGTTGGAATTGAAGCGGAGTTGTTCCTGTTTGCTGAGGTTGCAGGGCAGCCCTAAGAAGATTGAAGTTAGCTTGGGCGGTAAGACCATTGCCTGAAAGAATCTGCATTGTTACGGTGATACTGCGACCTGAAAAGAAATCGCGCCCTGAAAACATTCCGTCTTGATAGCCTCGGTCAGAGTCCTGCACACGAAGGGCTGGCAGGGCTTCTAAGCCGTCAATCTGTAGTACCTGATAGGGAGAGTTACCCCCACCGAATACAAAGCCGTTAAAGGCAAATGAATAGGGATTAAGGGAGGTTACAGTAGCCATTAGTACCCCGTTCCTGAGCCATTAGCGAGCGCACCCAATTTAGCCAAACTTAATACGCTGCTTTGAATCTGAGATGGGGCGGTAGAGCCATCTACGGTGATTGGAGCGTTGATCGTTACTCCCGCGCCGACTGCCTTTCCAAGAGAGGCAATGTTGGCATCTATGATTCCAATGTTTGCCCCGACATTGGCGGTTGTTGCAGGTAGTAAAGGAATTGGGCTGTAACCAGTTGTAGGAACGCTTGTAGTTGGCGCGCCTAATTTAGCCAGCAAAGCCTGAGCAGTAAGCATCTTGGCAATAAGGGCATCAAGCTTAGACATCGTGCTATCTGAAATTGCCTTAACTGACTTGTCGTAAGCCTGTTGAGCAGAGGTCAAAGAATCGGTGAGAACTTGCTGCGCTTTTTGAAGTGCCAAATCTCTAGCGTTGCCGGCAGAAGTCATAGCCTTATTAAAGGTATCTTGAGCAGCATTGAGAGAGTCTTGATACTTACTATTTTCGTCAGCCAAAGACTTTTGTAGATCAACAGCCACTTGAGCATACTGTTTAGCCATAGCCGAAGTAGCAAAGGTTGTGCCGTCATTCATTGTTTGAGCAAGAGTGTCTAAGCCTGAGTTAGAAACGGTGTCAATCTGAGCATAAAGCGACTTAATTTGATCGGCGGTCTGTGGGGTAGCGTTTAGAATTGCCTGTGACATCTGATCGCCGACCAATGGGCCTTGGGCAATGACTTGGTTGATAAAGGATTGTGAGTAACCCTTAGCGGCTAGATCGCCAGCATCCTTTTGCAGTTGAAGAATTTGTGTAAGTTGATTCTGCATAGAGGCAATAAGACCGCTAGTTGTGCCTGTGCCTGAGAAGGATTTAGCAAGGTCAAACTTAGTTACGCTGGCAAACCCGCTAGTCATAGCATCTATGGATTGCTGAATGATTGCCTTTTGCTTATCAAGAGCAGCCTGATTTATGCTGATGATATTGTCTTGATGGGTCTGATTAGCCTTTTCGATAGCATCGTTATGAGCGGTTGTAGCCGCTTCTACTGCATCTTGGTATTTTGTTTCAATATCAAGTTTGGTCTGATCGAACTTGGTGTGGGCATCTAATTCTTTTGTTCTTAAATCAGATAATGCCGTATCCATCTTTGTCTGACGATCAAGAAGGATTTTGGCTTGTTCGTCTTGAAGTTTCTTCATATCGTCTTGGGCTTTTTTAATCGCCGTTGCAGACTTGCTCAAAGTGCTTCCTGTAACAGAAGAATCAAATCCTGAACCACCCGTACCGCCACTTGCGCCACCTGCAAGATCAGGAGCTAGTGCTGAGAAATTAAGGTTAATCTTTTTGTTTTTTAACCCATCTAATTTAGTAGCAAAATTGCCAACCTCTACGGCTGCTTGATTTATGCCTTTAGCCATTCCCTTGAAATGGTCACCAATAATAGGAAGGTGGCTGGCTGCCTCAACAATTTTTGCTATAAAGCCAATGAAATAACCTAAATACTTAACTACAACTTCAACCGCATCAACCACAACATCTCTAAATACTTTGAAATGATTCCACAACAAAGCAACGCCAGCAGCAACGGCAGCAAACGGAGCAATAGCAGCAACAAATGGTGCGATCATTGCATAAGCCGCAGTAGTCGCAGCCACTAACGCGGCTACGAGGGCTGTTCCAATTACGGCAACTAAGACAATCATTAAATCTTTATGTTTAGATACAAAAGATGAAACTTCGACAAACATATCTGCCAACTTACGAAGAATAGGCAGCAATACTGCTCCAACAGTTTCTTTTACCTTTTCCATCTTGACATTGAGGTCAGCCATTTGACCTGCGTATGTCTTTAGATAGGCAGCAGCTTGATCTTTAATCTTGCCTGAAAGTTGATCCATTGCTTTGATAAGTGCATCGTGTTTAGAAATGCTTGTATCAAGTTCAATGTGATATTCCTTAAACGCTCTAACCATTCCACCGCTTGCTTTGGTTAATGTGGTTGCAGCATCAGATAAAGAGATTTGCTTGAGACGAGCGTAATCAGCAATAGTTCCCATTTCTTTCTGAGAATTTGCCACCGAGCCAGTAGCCAAGACCAACTTAGTCATAGCGTTGGTTGCATCAGTATGGGTAAAGGCTAGTTTTTCCATTGAGCCGATAGATGCTTCAACTACCTTGCGATTAGCCTCTGTATTTATCTTGGCTTGATTCATCGCCGTTGCTAGTTGAGTTGTTGAAAGTTGTGCTTGCTCGGCAGCCTTGACCGATTCTTTTAAGAAGTTTGTGAACATCTGAATACCTTGCTGGAGTCCACCGCCAGCAAAAGTTCCAAGCATTACTGTTTTAAGAGATAAGAATTTGCTTTCTTGTTCTTTGGCAGCATTACCAATTTTGTTTAGACCGTTAGTTGCCTCTTGAACGGCGGCAGTCAGGTTAGTAAGTTGAACAAGTATCTCTACATTAAGATTAGGGATTTCACCTGCCATTTACTATCCCCCCATTGCGGCTTTAATAAACCCGGTCATAATCATTCTTGCTTTACCGGAATTGACGATTTCATCACGCGCCGGATACATATATGGGTATTTTACCCCACTTAGCCATCGTGACGAGCCTTCTTCAAGAACGCGAGCATATTCAGCATTAGAAGAAACGCTTGCTACATAAGTTCCAAAACCTTGTCGTATTACAGAATTGGCAATGATGTTTCGGTTGAGATTTCCTGTTGCGTAGTTAGGTGGTGTGCCATTGCCGCCAATATGAGGATTATGGCGCAACCTATTTTTAGATTGAATAGGTGGATTTACAGTTTCGCTTGTGAGTTCCTTAGCTTTACTCCACACAGCGATAGAAATTTGTTTAGCGGCTAATTCCCCTGCCTTATCCATACGCTTTTGCCAAGCGTTAAGGGCGGCAGTTACTTCGGGAAGGTTGTCGCTCACTTCTTCTCCATCTGCTCAATCTTTACCTGCTCTACGGTGTCGGCGATTGCCAACAACCAATCCGAACGCCCGGCAGGTAAATTATCTACCTGTTCAGGTGTCCAGCCGAACCGATCAGCAAACTTGAAGTAAAACCACTCCTCATCAGGGTAATCAAGATCAGATGATCGTTGAAACCCTTGCAGTAATCCTTTTAGGCGTTCGAGCCGTCTAAAGGGCTATCAGGGTTTAAGCGGTTTTTATCGGAGTCTGCTAGATCAGGAAATAAATCTTTGGTCAAATCTTCGGTAAGTTTCATAAGCTCTACATAATCTTTAATAGGTAGTTCTTCGATAGATTCTTCCTTAACTGATGGGATAAGAAAGTCGTAAGACCATTCCTTGATGATTGTTGTAAGAAGCGCGTTACCAATAGCAATGCCTTTTTCAGCATCAGTTCCTTTATCGCCAGCGCGCATAATGCGGTTACGATCTTTTACCTTCAAATCTTCTGCATCTTTAATAGTAACTGTTGCGCCCGATGTTAATGTAATTTTCTTTGACATATTTTGCCTTTCGATAGATTGCCTTTAGATTATCCTAGCAAAAAAGGGCAATAGGGGTGCGGGAGCGTGCGAAGGCAAAGCGCGCTCAACCTGCCACCCCTACTGCGTTCTAGGGCGTTACGCGACTGAGGTTGTTACAGCGTTCTTGACAACCCACTTGATAGGAGAGTATCCAACTGTTCCTGAATCGGTGAGGTTACCTTGAGCGTTGAAATCAACAAGAACTTCTACAAAATCCTTTGAGCGTTCGATAACAGCAAGTGTGTAAGCACCCTTTGTCATTGTTGCTTGGATTGAAGTCTGAGTCGCACCTGTTCCTGTTGTCCAGTTAAACACTAGAGCAGGTTGGGTGTTTGTGAGGTAGTTAGTAAGTTGTGTGTCGTTCTCCATCAAGAAAGTAGCTTTACCAGTTACTTCAAGCGCACCAAGGAATACTTGGTAAGGAGTCTGCACATTTGAGATTCCATAAACAGGGGTTACAGGTCGCTTCATATCTATATTGCCTGTGGTGTTTGTTGAAACAGTTGTTCCACCAACGCTTACTGTTCCTGTCCATACGACTGTAGGAAGTACGGTTGAGAATGAAGGTGTTGGAGTTGAAACTGTTGCTGACTGCCATCCTGTTGATTTTGCATCATATTCAAGAAGTCCATCTGCGTTCCACTTGAGAGAGAAATCGCTGAATTGGTGACCAGTCCAAGTACGAACATTTGCGCCGTAATAGTCAAGGATTGTGTAAGCAGAAGGTTGAGCATCTGAGGCTGTTGCTGTTGTGTTCTTGAGAGAAAGTGTGTGAACATACGGAGCTGAACCTGAAACTACATCTTCGCCAAGTACGCCAGCAAGAGGATAGATCACGGTGTCAGCGAATACTGCTCCACCGAAGTCAAATTGTGAGTGAACGCGACCTTGTAGATAGGCGTAGTTCTTGACGAGGCTGCCTCTTAGTCCCTCATCGAATAATGGTGTGTAGATATCTTGAGGCTTAACGGTATTAGCAATAACAGGAATATAGGCGGTAGGTGTTGTGACCGCAGTTCCCTTTGTTGTTTCTTTAGCGATACCTATGTACGAACGATGGGTATTTTGTAGTGTCATCTATTCACGCTCCTTGCGTAGTGGTAGTCGCGGCTACCGGTGTTGGTGTTGTTTTCTTTGGTGCAGAAGCGAGAGTGACATCGGCATTAACGATCTCATCTGCTGAATCAAAAGTATCGCCGGATTTAACAGTTAGACCAAGAGTAGGAAATTCCTTCTCACCGTCACCGTTGTAAATATAGGTTGCCATTGCTCTCCTAAGCCTGAATCATTTGTGTAACATCAAATCGAATCTCTGCCCAAGTTTCCGTTGCTCCGTTATCCGAAGTAACTGGCTCTCCGTACAGACAGTCAATCGCTGGTTCTGCTCCTTGCCAAACATTTACTTGGGTGGCATCACCGAAGTTATGACTAGCTCGAAGCGTATTCTTGATGTTGTCCACTAGTGTATCAAAATCCGTCATTGCATCCTCGGCGTTGTTTTGTACGGAGTGATGGAACAACTGTAAGACAACAGTAAAATCAACGCGCTTCCAGCCGCTTGTTGCGCCGCCAATAGCCAAACGAGTTTCGCGCTCGCTCTGAATAAAGATTACGCAAGCCGACCGAGATAGTTGCCCCGGTTGAGCGTTGATCTGAAAGTTAATGCGCTTTGGAAATGAAGTAAAGATTTGATTGAGGGTAGGGATAGTTGCCCCAACTAAATAACTGTAAAGAGTGGAGCGTAACTGTGTACGACCTACTGACATTAACGCATCCTTCGGAATGGAGCGAGTAGTTGCTTGGCAAGTTCAATATCTGAGCCAACAATAGATTGAACGCTTGGGCCGCTTGATGCGCGGGTAGTTACTGCCATTGTTAATGAGTTATCGCCACGAACCTTGAGGAAGTCGGTTGTAAGAAGGATTGCGGCTTGTTTAATCGCCTGAGGCATATTTCCTACTGCTACTCCTGATGCGTGGGTGTATTTAAGCGCAGAGGTGATATTGACGGTGCTAGAGCCGTATGTGTAGTTAGATGAAACCACAACTTGCTCGGTATTTGAGCCGTCATAAATTGTTACTAGCGTTCCAGCAGTAAGACCGATTGGGTCAATCATTGTGAAAGAAGTCTGACCAGCCGTAGCAGTTGAGATTAAGCCATTACAGAACCCTGCGGTGTAGTTGTAAGAGGCGTAAATCTTTGTGCCGTTGGTAGGTGGGAAACCAAAAGATAGTGGGCCTTGTGAGCTATATGTAAGCCCTAATTGAGATAGTGGGTAGATCACTTGTGACTTCTCAAACCAGCAAGCAGCAAGAGTAGATGCTGATGCCACGACCATATTCGTAGGCACAGAGCCGTATGAGAGGCTGTTGAGGGAAACAATGTTGTTGTAGTCAGGGGAAAGAACCAAATAGCCCTCATTGGTGATACGGCTACGAGATTGCTCTGTGAAGTTCTGAGCAATAAGAGGCTGGTTCACATAAATATCTATGAAGGATGAAGCGCGTTGAATAACGGCTGATAATTCGGCATCCTGTTGAGCAGAAGTACCCCCATTAACCAAATTGTTATAGTCAATCGCGGTTGGAGCGTTTTTATACTCGGCGATTGTCAGGTATGAGCCTGATGAGAATTGGGTTACTGGGGATACTGCTGCCATTTGTTAATCTCCGTCTTTTTTAGGGGCTGACGATTCGTGACCACAACGCGAACATTTGATAAACCAAGAACCAAACCCACAGTTGGTACAAGTGTACCCTCGGTCGCTATCTCCGTGTGTGTGTAACGCTAAATTGCCCTCAGTAAAGCCTTCTGCCTTAAGAGCTTTAATGTCTTTTGGATTTTCAACATTATAGATTCCATTTTTGCCAGCGCGTAAAACTTTAGAACCTGATTGCCTTTTAATTTCTACTTCTTTTGCGAAACCATCTCGCGGTACTAATCTGCCCATTTATTTTGCCTTTCCTAAGAAACAGGGAGAGAGCCAATTACGACTCTCCCCCCATTTAGATTTCTATTTACTAAGCAGCTGTGATTCCTGATACTACGCCATTCCAAGCAGGAGCAACGCAGAAGAATGTTCCACGAAAGTAAGTTGAGAATTCATACGCGAACTGAGTTACAGGCCATTGGATTCCCATGTAGTCCTGCACCATGTAGTTAGACCATACATCGCTTACCTCTGTGTCAGGGATAGGCAATGTGTAGCTGAGTACTGGAGCAACACCTTGTGGAAGCCAAGGATGAACAGTAAGTGGTACTGACTTTCCTGTGGTTTCGTTCACAATTCCATTTACAACAGAACCGTAAGTAACGCCTGAGGTTTCATCTTGTGAAATCTGTAGGCGGTAGTTAGCGTTTGCTGAACCCTTGATTGCATCTGAGAGTTGCTTGCGATCTGCACCGTTAAGCAATACCTCATCAGGGTCAGCCTTTACTGAGTTGTAAAGGTTAGCAAATACAGTCTGGAACTCTGTGCCCGGATTTGTATTTGAGAAGGTTGAGTTAATGTTGTAGTTGTAACCTGAGTTAGAACCAAGAACTGTAGGCAAGATTCCATCGTAACCTGTTGCATAAGCAGAGGTATCTGATGAAGCGCGAGTTGCTACTGCACCTGTTGTGTTAAATGGTGCTTGGTTTCCGACTGTACCTGTTCCTGAACCGCCAAGAGTAAAGACTGTACCTGTTGTACGGCCTTGGAACTTAGCGTTTGCAGCACCAGTTGTTGTTCCAGCATAAACATTGTAAGCAATAGCTCCAGCAACAGGTGAAATCGTTACTGTAATTGCTTGTGCTGTTGTTGCTTGTGATTGAACAGTTGAAAGTACTGACTCACCAAAACCAGTTGATGAAATACCAGCATCTGCTGTTACATAGATGTAGTAGGTGTTGTTAGCGAGAGCAGTAACAGAACCAGCAGGTGAAACTGCGGCTAGTGTGACTGTTGCAGGTGCAGCAAGTGCGCCAGCATAACCTGATGCAGTTCCGCGCGCCATAAGCATCATTCTTTCTTCCATAAGCATTGTTGCATAGAGGGTAGAAGTTGATGACAACTGACGGAGATCTTGGTAACCAAGACCTGAGAAGTTAGCATCGAATGAAACGCTATCTGATAGTGAGTAAGAGTTGTAAGGCAAGATCAGATCATCTGAGCTGTATGAAATCTTTGAACCGCGCTCAAAGTTAATTGAACCAAAAGCGGTGGTTGTAGATTCTGTAACTCCGGGCCAAATCTGACCTTGTCCACCTGTACCTGTACCTGTGTAACCGGTGATGCGCTTGACACGGTGTGATGTGCCTACGCCCTTCTTGCGAGGGATACGGTTACGAAGTGGTGTTGGGCGAGGTGTCAATAGCTTTGCAGGTGCTTCTAGGTCGAAGGCTGCGAAAGATGTTGATAGTGGGCTTGTAAGTGTGATGTCCTTTTGCATATCTTGCAAAGCCAAACGCTGTGAAGCGATTGCATTGTTAAGACCTGCTAGTGCATCAGGAGCAAGTGACTTAGTTGCAGCAAGTGCTTCTAGTGCTGCTGTTGGGTCTTGCTCAGGTGTTAGTCCATTTGTGTTTGGAAGCGAGAAAGACTTGTTCAGGGAATCCTGAAACTCATCCATACGCTTAGCCGCTTTCTTAGGTGATACTTCATCACCAAAGAGGTCTGCTGCTTTAGGGGCAGTAAGAGCCAATGTAGTTCCTTTCGAGTGTGGGTTATTCCTCGTCAGAAGTTACAGACTTGGTAGGCACGGCTTTCGCCATGTATTCCTTTTCAAGTGCTTTGTAACCCTTGGCGAGAATTTGGTCTGAGGTTGCTAATGCCTTTTGACGGTATTCAGCAGCCTTGAGCAGTAGCTCGTTTGTATCAGTTACAGCAACGCGACCTGTGCGCTTTGGGCCACCGGATAACGCCGCTGATTTTGCCGTTACGAGTTCTGATTCAAGTGCTACCGCTTTTTCTTCCGCTGCCTTAGTTGCAGCTTGAAGTTCAGCGATCTCAGCCTTGACTGTTTCAGTCGCACTCTTTACAGCTTTCTCGATGATAGCCGTTACTGACTTCTCATCAAGAATTTCATCTTCTTTAACCTCAGCAGGAGTTTCCTCAGAAACTTCTTCTGCTGGCTTATCTTCGGCAACAACTTCTTCACCTTCGGCTGACTTGATTGAACCAGCGTTTTGTTCAGGTGTCATGATTGTTGCAGTAGAAACATTTGCTACTTCGTGTGTTGGGGCTGCGCCTGTGACAACGACCTGTGATAGACCGTGATCGTTTGCAGGTTGGTGGCAACCACATTGGAGGCATTTGTCAATAGTTGCAGACTTAGCCATTCCATATCCACACTTACACATCTTGCAGTTATCGCCATCGCAACCATCGCATGATTGGCAACCATCGCATTCGCAGTCAGCGCATCCAGCTTCTTTATGCATAGATTTTATTTCATCTGACATAGCGGCTAGTTCTAGCATTGAGGCATCTGTAGCCATTGCTTCTCCTTCTTCTACTTCCCCATCCTTAAAATTGAATAGGTGCTTGAGGGCAGAAAGTAAAATGTCAATACTGTCGCGCTCATCAGAGTCGGTATCTGCCATTTCGCTTGCTTCTGCGATTATGAGTTGTGCTATTGCTTTACGCGCTGCATCGTAAGATGCCTGATCGAACTTAGCCGAATCAGCGTGTAATTCTTTGATGACTTCTGCCAACATAGATTTTCCCTTTTCTTTTTTAGAGTATGTACCACCGCGCCGTTTGTATTCACCTGATACCCACGCATTCGCAACGGCAGATGGGTACACTTCAAACTTCTTTTTAGCAGCAGCAATTACTTCTGCATACAGGTCTTTATCAGCAGGTGAGCCTTTGCGCTCAGGAATAATTGCCTCATAATCTGTTTTCTTTTCGATCTCTGAGTATTCCTCAACCTTGACAAGTGATGTTTCGCCTTCAACGCTCTTAGCAAGCATTAACTTGGCATTTGGGTTAGCAGGTCTATCAACAAGTGATACTTCAACGATCTGTCCGTCAATAATACGACCGTTAGCCGCCTTTTGATCGCGTACAACACGAGGTGACTTGATACCTATTGAGAATCCCTTAAGTACGCCTGACTCCACTTTTTTAACGCTAACAGGATCAACAACAAGAACGCTAATGTAATGACCATCTTTTTTAGCTTCATATTCTTTTGCTACTCCTGCTGCGATAGATGAATGTTGTTCTCTGATATTTCCACCTGACTTAAACCATTCAGGCATAGCCGAAGAAAGCCAAGCATCGTCACAGATTTGTTGGTCAATGTCCAAAGAGTCATCAGTTGCTTTTCCATAAACTAAAAGTGAACCATCCTCTTGCTTCTCTTGCTTAATAATCGCTGCGTACGAATTAGTAAAATCTGTAGCCATATTTGCTTTCTCCTTGTTTAATTTTGAAGCGATACTTTCAGCCCAAGACTTTCCAGCATCCCCACCCCAAGCATCCCAAGCAACACGACCTGCTGATGGGAAACCCTTTTCGCCTTGGTTAAACCCCTCGGCTTTTTTATCAACTTCGTGGCGAGCAAAAAAACTCACCATACGCATAATGGTATCGGTTGATAATCCTTCTCGTCTTGAAAGTTGTCCTGCTCTTGTTCTACCTGTGCTAGTAAAACCATCTCCAGCCTTACCATCTGCAATCCAGCCAAGTGCGCGTTTTGCTGCGCTCGCTGCACCCGCAGGTGGAACAAAAGTTTCTGACATAAGTTTTAGGCTGAGTAGATAACTGAAACTGCGCCTGTTGATGTACCTGCTGCTGAAACTGCATAGAGAGAATCATTACCGTGCATCCATATTTGGACACTACCTGCTGCGGCAAGATTTTGGCCACCATTTACACCAACTGTATTTGTTACCGCATTGTCGCCAAGAAAAATTGCGGCTGAATCTCGGTTATTAACTTGAACGGCTACATAACCAACACCATTTGGAAT